GATACTGTATATTACTAAAGTGATATGCAGTGCCATTCTTTTTATGGTATAATAATTTTGCAATGTTAGGAAATGGCTTAAAATGGTCATTTCCTAACATATGTGTTACTAATTTGTTACTTGTTGAATGGAAATTTATTATTTCAACAAGAGAATAGTATCTCTCAATTGTTCCACTGTTTTATGATTATAAACCCTATTTCCAACATCTTTAGATTTGTGCCCCATCAGCATATCAATACACTTTCTATTACCACCTGCATTATCAAGGAATGTTTCAAAAGTATGTCTAGCTTCATGAGGAGTTTTCTTCTTCTTTGTTATATAGGAAATAACAGTTTTCCATTCTTCATAAAAATCCCCTTTTTTTAATTTAGATCCTTCATCAGTTTCTAAAAAATATTCATTACTTTTCTTTAGCCGATTTTTCACAAACGGCATGATACGAGGATGGATTGGCACAATTCTATTCTTCCCTGAAGAAGACTTGCTTCCGCCTTTAAAATATTCTTCTTCAAGATTGATCTGATCACATGTCATATTTAACAATTCCATTAATCTGAATCCGGTGTAAATATAGATTAATACAATATCTACATTTTTTTGATCAGATATTTTCCACAGAGCTTCAACTTCTTTTTCAGTGAATGGAGTGCGTTTAGTTTCTCCCTGTTCTGTGCTGACAGAAATTATTTGAGAATACATCTTATCTATAATGTCTAATTCAAATGCAAAATTATCTAAATGCCACCAAAGTGCTTTGATATGAGATTGTGTAGCGTAACTGCGACCACAATCGTCCATGGTTGCTTGCATATGATAAGCTCGTATTTGCCTATATTTCTTTCCGTACAGTTTTTGACAATGTTTATAAGCTGCTTTAAGTGTATATAAACGAGAACTTCCAAGTTTAGGAGCTTTTACTTCAAGCCATCGCTTATATAATTCTGCAAGAGTGACGCGATTGCGATCAATATTCCAAGGATTATCATTGTACCTGGCTAAAATAATATTTGCCTCTTCACGAGTTGCAGCATAGTCTACTGGGACTTGCCGTCCATGTCCATCTTCATCGTATGTAGTGACTTTGATCACATAAGGTCGTGATCGGTTGCCTTTTAATTTTGTTACACTGCCGTAGCCGTTTGGATTTCTTCTTGTCATATATCATCATTCCTTCCTTAAAAAAAGGGTACAAAAAATACACCCTTATCAAATTGTGTTTTTGCAGGATGTATGATATAATTCTCTTGTCTAGGGAGAAGTAATATCATATGCTGCAAAGTGGTTGATAAACTTCTGAGATTCCGTCCAGTTGGTAGCTGGGCGGTTTTTTTTTAATTATTATTGAATTTTTGCTCCTTTACTACGATTGCAACGCCAACATAAAGTTTGTAAGTTGTCTTCCGTTGTTAATCCACCCTTAGAAACTGGTAGAGGTAACGGTGTTTTATTGCAGTAGGTCATCGCTATTTTAATTTATAGATAGGTATCCATGTAGGATTGCCTGATTTCTCCACTTTTTTAACGGTGAGTATATTATCAACGATTCCTAGATGGATTATATATCCTTCTTTTTTGAACCAAAATATTAATCTTGCTTTAGCAATATGTCCATTTTGAAGATAACCAATTTCACCAAAAAAATCTCTATCTATATCAAATTCAAGAACTTGATCATCATTTTTGTAGTCGTAATGTAAGGTAAGCGGGATTTTTTTAGGACGACCAGAAGGAGTAAATGGATTTCCTTCATAATATGTATGAGATTTCAAATATACGAATCGAGAAGCATCAATTCGAAATCTTCTTTTTATATGGGCGAGTTTTAATGCATATGAAACTAATTTATTGATTTGATCAATTTCATATGAAATTATTTCTTTGTCTTCGTGTGGAACAGGGAAAAATCCCTCAACTAAATTTTCTGGTATTTTTCGTCCGGAATATTTAATATTAGGCGAAGAAGCAACAGATGTTTCAGAAAACTTAGGTTTTGGATGTTGTGCTTCTATAACTTCAACATGTTTATTAATAGCTTCAAGTCCAAACTGAGTTGGTTTGCTATTTGCATCAAGATATTTATTGCAAAAAAGAAACTCTTTTTCTTTTTCAAAATCAATGCCATATCTGTATTCAAAATATGCAGGAACTCTTTTGTTTTTATATTTCTTAAGCCAATAAAGCATATATATGTGTCCGGGTAATAATCCATCTGAATATGGAGTCATCATAGTTTTTGGAATTATATTTTGTTTTGGAAATAATTTAGTGTGTTCCATCCATTCTTCAATGTTTCGTTCGTCAGAAATATACGGTTTGACAGGATAGTTTGAATAATAAGTATCATATATTATCTGTTTTTTAGAAGAATTAGTGGTTTTAATTAAACCAAATAATTTATCTAATAGTCCCATAGCATTTCCTCTTTATCTCAATCTTAACTTTATCAGTTCTTCGTCATATCCAAGTGCACGTGCAATTTGATTTGTAGTAAATTCCTGGTACTCTAAAAATACTTCATCCGGCACCAGAAGTTCCATAGCAAATAGATCAGCTTCCTTTTCGTATTTAGTAGTATTGAATCCAGTGTATGTATCCATAAATAATGCATTTGCCTTTTTATGAAGTAACATATGACCTAACTCATGGGCACAGACAAGAATCTGTTCATGTTCTGGAAGAGAATCATCAATATAAATAATGTTATTACGTTGAAAATATTGATAAAATCCTCTGACACCCTCAAGTGGCACCGGCACAAGGATAGCATTTAGTCCTTTGATGATCTCAAAGGGATTTCTTGTTTTGTGTTTTTTGACAAGCGAATTTACAATCTTTTTTATGTCCATTCACATCAGTCCTTTTTGTATTTTTTAGGTGTATATTTTTCCTTGTTCTTTTTCTTTGCCATTTCCATACCAATTTCCATTGCACTTAGAATAGATTCAATTGCTTCAGGAGAAGCAGGATTACCGTCAAACATTAGTCCTTCTTGGGACGTCAGTTTGTCTTTAGTTTGCTGTAGGATTTCTTCTATTTGTTTTGAGTCTCGTTTGTTCAGTTCTGGTTGATTTGATAGAGCATCATTTTTCTCTGCTTCCATAGCTTTGGCTATCAAGAAGGGATCACCGTCGAAATGTTCAGCGACATCGAGACGCGAAGAATTTATAACATCATCTTCCCAAGTGTCTCCCATAAGTTCTGAAGGTTCAACATTTAATGCGTCCGCAAAGGCTTCTATTTTTGATAAAGGCAAATCTACTTCACCTTTTTCAATTTTTGCAATGGATGATCGACTCGTGTAACCAGTCAACTTAGCAAGTGTATCTTGAGACATTTTATGTTCGATTCTAAATTTTCGAATATTCCTATATAGATCAATCATTTAGTCACCGCCTTTCTGATATTAATATACCATGAGTGTGAAAGAATTTCAACAAAATTATGAAAAAGTGTTGACGGATATTCACACTAGTGTTATATTATGAGTGTGATTAAAATTCAACAAAGAAAGGAGAAAAAGAAAATGGTCGATATGAAAGCCTTGACTGATAAGATTAATGACTCTGGAATGAGCTTTAAAGCAGTGGCTGAAAAATCTGGAATGCTCAGAGAGACATTGTATAACAGATTAAAGGGATTAGGTGAATTCAAGGCCTCCGAGATTTCGTCATTACAAGCAACATTACATCTAACTACAAAAGAAAGAGACGAAATTTTTTTTAAAAAGAATAGTGAATTAAATTCAACAAAAAATCAAAATAAATAGGAGAGAAAAGAAAAATGGAATTAGAATCGTTTAAATCAGAAGAATTTGGTTCTGTAAGAACAGCTACAATAAACGGCGATGTAATGTTTGTTGGTAAGGATGTAGCAGGGATTCTCGGCTATACAAACACACCGAAGGCCGTAAGAGATCACGTTGATGAAGAAGATAAGCTGACCGAACGAATCGTTCTGTCAGGTCAGAATAGAGAAGTAATATTTATCAATGAATCAGGTCTTTACAGCTTAATCCTTTCAAGTAAGATGCCTAATGCGAAGAGATTCAAGCATTGGGTAACAGCGGAAGTATTACCACAGATCAGGAAACACGGGATGTATGCAGTTGATGAACTGATTGATAATCCAGAAATGGCAATCAGAGCCTTTACAGCTCTTAAAGAAGAGAGGGAAAAGAACAGATTGTTGCAGGAGAAAAACGAACGAATGAAACCGCATGCGATTCTGGGACATGCGATCACATCTGCAAATACATCAATTTTAGTTGGGGCATTAGCCAAAATTCTTAAACAGAATGGAGTAGAGACAGGACAAAGAAGATTATTTGAATGGTTGAGAAACAACGGTTACCTGATTAAGCAAAAAGGTAACGATTGGAACATGCCAACTCAAAAGAGTATGGAAATGGGACTTTTTGAAATTAAAGAATCTGTCCGTATTGATGGGAACGGATGCAACAGAATTACTCGTACCCCGAAAGTTACAGGAAAAGGCCAACAGTATTTTATCAATAAGTTTTTAGCAGCTGAATAGAGAGCGATTTAAAGAAAAGATTTTCGCTCAAAAATGTCTAAAAGTACTGGTGGAGACAATCAACAGATGGCTTAATCCTCTGTCCGATACATATAACCCCGAAACTCCTCCATAAAATTGGTTAATCATTAAAAATAGCACTCAATCGGACGGAGAGTTAAGCCATCTGAAGAAAGGCAGGTGATAAAGGTGTTCAGGGACAGGCTTAAAAAAGTAATGGCAGATCAAAACATCAATCAAGTAGAGTTGTCCAGAATCTGCGGTGTAAGTAGATCGACCGTCAGTAAGTGGATGTCTGGAGATTCGGAACCAACAAAAGCGAGACGAAATGAGATCGCAGAAGCATTTGATCTTCCAGAGAATTACTTCGAAGAGATAGTAATTCCTAAAAAGAAAATAGAGACGTTAACCCCGAAAGAAGTTGCGTATTTGATGGGAATGGGTGTTCCAACAATCGAAAAAGGACTGATTCAAGGGATTTTTCCATGGGGATATGCAATCCGGACAAGTGAAAATAAGCATAGATATTTCATAAATGCAAAAAAGTTTTTTGCAACTGAAATGATAAGTGTTTGAGAAAGGAGCATGAGATGAAAAGTGAAACAAAAGCCATGATCTGCACGGCAGCGGTGCTGATCGCAATGGGAATATTTAAGGAACTAGCAGCGTTGTGTTTGATCACAGCGATGATCTATGAGGAAGGAGTGAAGAAATTTGATAAATAAGAAAGAAATTCTGAAAGAGCTTGATGAAAGAAAAATGCACCCCCTGAAGCGGCAACTCCAGAAGGTGCGGATATAAATAATTTAACACAAGTGCATTATAGCACAGAAAGTGAGAAGGAACAATGACAAAAGAGTTTTTATTACAGTGCGAAAAAAAATAGAAGAAGCATACAAATGCGCAGCAACCGACCAAGGCGATAAAGTGAACGATATTGTGAGAGAAGTAAGCAGAGACATTCTTCTTAAAATATCAGATAGTGTAACACCTGTTTCTGAAGGAACACTACCTTATATCGTAGCATCTCTGAGAGTATTAGCGAACGCATTGTCCAAAGAATTAGATCCTTTAGATAAAGAGATTTCAAAAGCAGTACAGTGGCGAATGACGACAGAGTGTGGGTTTAAGAAACAAGTAGAAAGGATATAAACGATGAAGGGAGATAGATTGCTGATCAGTCGTGAAGTATACGATGAATTAGCTGCATCTTATGAAAGGGTTGAAACTCTTGTCCGGCTGCATAAAGCTGGACAGGATCTTGATACAAACCTGATCTTTCAGATCTTAGGGATCGGGTATCTATTAAACAAAGAAAAATTAGGAGGACATAACAATGGAGATTACAGTAAACATAACAGGGCTTGACAATCTGGCAAATGCCATCTTTGCACTGGCAAATGCCGCAGGAAACTGCAAAGAGGAAACACAGGTAGATGCAGCAAAGGTAGCACCCGCAGTACAGCAGGCAGTCACACCAACCGCAACAACTACAACAGTGCCGAACACACCACCAGTACAGGACATACAGCCTGTACCAACAACACAGACTGCACAAGTGGCACCTACAGTTAGCCCAGTGCCAACAGCTACAGCAACCCCTACATATACAATGGAGCAGTTGGCAGTCGCAGCGACAGGTCTGATCGATGCCGGAAAGATGCAGGATGTCCAGAATACGCTGGCAGCTTTAGGTGCACAGACTCTGATGGATCTGCCACAGGAGAAATATGGGGAGTTTGCATCTGCGATCAAAGCGATCGGGGCGGTGATCTAAGATGGCGAAGAAAAGAAAACATGCTTTGTTATCAGCAAGCGGAGCGGTGCAGTGGATCCACTGTACTCCTTCCGCAAAACTGTGTGATGAGCTTCCAGATACAGAGACCTCTTATACCCAAGAAGGGACTCTGGCACATGAGATCTGTGAGTTAAAACTGACAGCAGATTCTTTAAAGACCGGAACTTATACCAGAAGAATGAACAAGATCAAAAAGAATGAACTGTATCAGGAAGAGATGCAGGGATTCACAGATCAGTACGTTGATTATGTGGAAACACTCAGTAACAGTCTTCCAGAGAAACCATACATGGCAGTGGAAAAAATGGTTGAGTTTGATGAGTACGTGCCGGATGGATTCGGTACTGCAGACTGCATCCTGATCTGCGGTACGGTCATGCATGTCATCGATTTTAAATACGGAAAAGGTGTTCCAGTAAATGCAGGTGGAAATCCGCAGATGGGATTGTATGCACTAGGAGCATTAAAGGCTTACGGATTTTTATATCCGATCGAGGACATTTTTTTTCATATCGTACAGCCAAGGCTCAATAACTTTTCCACATGGAAAACGAACAAACGAGAGTTGACAACATGGGGCAATGTCATAGTCAAACCGAAAGCTGAATTAGCTTACAAAGGAGAAGGAGAGTTTCGTTCCGGGGAACACTGCAGATTCTGCAAAGTCTTAAACTGCAGACAGAGAGCTTATGACAATCTGGAACTTCTGGAAACCTATGAAACAAAACTTCCACCGGAGCTTTCAGACGAAGAGGTGGGAGAAGCCCTTGCAAAAGCAGAACAGTTGGTTGCATGGCATAAAAAATTAAAGTCCTATGCACAGACAAAACTGATCGATGGCGGAGAGATCCCAGGATGGAAGATCGTTGAAGGCAGAAGCAATCGTATGATCACGGATTATGAAAAGATGGCGGATGTCCTGGAACAGAATGGATTCCCGAAAGAAACTCTGTATGAAAGGGCACAGCTTACCCTGACAGATCTTGAAAAGATGGTCGGAAAGAAAGACTTCCAGACGATCTGCGGGGAGTTCATCCAAAAGCCAAATGGGAAGCCAACACTGGCGCCGGAATCCGATAAACGGCCGGTCTATAACCCGAAAACAACAGCAGCAGAAGATTTTAAATAAAAGGAGTAAAAAACTATGAGTAATACAAAAGTAACAACAGGTGAAGTAAGATTTTCATTTCCACACGTATTTCAGCCACATGCGAACAATCCAGGACAGGAAGAAAAATATTCTGTAACGATCCTGATCCCTAAGACGGACACAGCAACGATCGATGCAATCCAGGCGGCAATGCAGGCTGCAGCACAGGAAGGTGTCTCTACAAAATTCAATGGTCAGATGCCGGCAATGCTGAAGAATCCGATGCATGATGGAGATGGGACAAGACCAAACGGAGAACCATTCGGAGAAGAATGTAAAGGGCATATGGTTATGACAGCATCCAGTAAACAGAGACCGGAAGTTGTCGATGCAAACTGTCAGGCAATCTTAAATCCTGCAGAAGTATATGCCGGATGCTACGGAAGAGTTTCCTTAAACTTCTTCCCATATAATACAAACGGAAACAGAGGTGTTGGATGCGGACTGAACAATGTCCAGAAAACCAGAGAAGGTGATCCATTAACAGGAAGAACAACAGCAGCGGAAGACTTTGGACCAATGCCACAGGCAAATGTCCAGACCGCAGCAGTTCCGCAGATGAACACACAGGCTGCAGCTACACAGCAGAGTGTGAATCCTGTCACTGGAATTAATCCGATCACGGGGGCTCCGATCAATGGCAGCGGAGTTATGGGATTATGATCCCGCAGAAGAACATCCTGCATATCGATATCGAGACCTATAGTAGTGTAGACATTGCAAAGTCCGGGCTGTACAAGTATGTACAGTCTCCGGACTTTCAGATTCTACTGTTTGCTTATGCCTATGATGACGGACCAGTTGAGATCGTAGATCTTGCACAGGGAGAGAAGCTTCCAGAAAAAGTGATCGATGATCTGAAAGCACCGGCAACAATCAAGATGGCGCATAATGCAAACTTTGAGATCAATGCATTAAGTCAGTTCTATGAGATCTGGCCGGATCAGTGGCAGTGTACGATGATCCATTCTCTATACTGTGGGTATCCAGCATCTCTTGCAGGAGTTGGTAAAGCAATGGGATTTCCACAGGAAAAACAAAAGATGGCAGTTGGAAAAGCACTGATCCGTTATTTCTGTGTGCCATGCAAGCCTACGAAGAGAAACGGCGGACGTACAAGAAATTTTCCAGAACATGATATGGAAAAATGGAATCTGTTCAAAGAATACTGCAAACAGGATGTGGAAGTGGAACGTGCGATCGAAGATCATCTGAAAGATTATCCAGTTCCAACACAGGAATGGACCAACTGGCATTATGGCCAGACCATTAATCAACAGGGGACTCAGCTGGATCTTGCATTGATCAATGGGGCATTGGAATTAAGTGATCAGGCGGCATTAAAGCTTGGAGATGATATCCGGCGTGTTTCTGGAATCGACAATCCGAACAGTGTTGCCCAGTTAAAAAAGTGGTTATCCGATCAGCTCGGAAAAGATATTGATAAGTTAGGGAAAGAAGCAGTGAACGAACTGTTAGAAGCTCCGCAAGTAAAAGCGAATCCAGCAGTTTATTATGTTCTGAAGAAACGCAAAGAGATGGCCAAGAGTTCCGTGAAGAAATACACAGCTATGGAAAACGCAGTCTGTAAGGATGGAAGAGTCCGTGGATTATTACAGTTTTACGGTGCAAACAGGACAGGACGATGGGCAGGACGTTTGGTACAGGTTCAGAACCTTCCGAGAAACTATATTCCAGAGTTGTCACTAGCAAGGAATCTGGTAAAACAGGAAAATGCAGCGATGCTTGAACTGACTTATGGCAGTCTGCCAGATACGATCTCACAGCTGATCCGGACGGCATTTATTCCAAGAGAGGGGTATGAGTTCGTAGTTGCAGACTTTTCAGCGATCGAAGCGAGAGTGATCAGCTGGTTAGCTGGAGAGGATTGGAGACTGGAAGTCTTCCGTACTCATGGCAAGATTTATGAAGCTTCAGCTTCCAGTATGTTCAACGTACCGATCGAGAAGATCAAAAAAGGAAATCCAGAATATGCACTTAGGGCAAAAGGAAAAGTCGCAGAATTAGCCCTCGGGTACCAAGGTGGTACTGGAGCATTGATCCAGATGGGCGCCTTAAAGATGGGACTTACGGAAGAAGAACTTCCGGATATCGTACACCGATGGAGAACAGCGAACAAACGGATTCAGGATTTCTGGTATACCGTAGAGAATTGTGCGATCGAGACGGTAACACTTGGAACAACAAACCAGATTCAGCATGGGATCACGTTTATGAGAGATGCAAATTATTTTATGATCAAACTTCCTTCTGGACGATGTCTGTTCTATCCAGATCCGCAGATCGGAGAGAATGCATGGGGAAACAAGAGTATCACATACATGGGCATCGATGGAACGAAAAAATGGCAGAGACTTGAAACATATGGTGGAAAGTTGGTCGAGAATATTGTACAGGCAGTTGCAAGGGATCTGCTGGCAAATGCGATCCGGAATATGTTATTTGGCGGCTTCCTCATCAACTTTCATATCCACGATGAGATTATAGCAGAAGTGCCAAAAGGTTCTGATCTGACACTGGAGAAAGCCATTGATCTGATGTGCAAGGCTCCGGAGTGGGCGGACGGACTGCCATTAAATGCAGATGGATTTACAGGAGATTTCTATAAGAAAGAGTAGGAGGAACGGCATGTTTCAGAATGACTTAAAAATTAAAATATCAACGGGAAGCAGCCGAAGATCAAAGACCTGGCTGAAACAGGAGATGTACTGGTCTGATTTTGTGGAGAAGCTTGAACATCCGATCAGAACGGAAGAAACTTTGGCAGAGTATATGGGTTACCGCAAGGCAAAGCAGGATGAGATCAAAGATGTCGGTGGTTTTGTCGGCGGGGAACTTTCCGGAGAACAGAGAAGAAATGAAAATGCTGGTTATCGCTATCTGATCACATTAGATGCCGATCATATAAAGCCAGGTGGAACTGATGAAGTGATCGGCACCTTAGAAAATCTTGGTTGTTCTTATGTAATCTACAGTACCAGGAAGCATGAAGAAGCAGCACCGCGACTTCGAATCATTTTGCCATTAGATCAGCCGGCTTCTCCAGATGAATATGAACCAATCGCAAGACGTGCTGCAGAATATATTGGAATGGGTATCTTTGACCCGACAACTTTCGAAACAGTCCGGCTGATGTACTGGCCCAGCTGCAGTAAGGACAGCCAGTATCGATTCTGCTATGCGGACAAGCCATTTTTAAGTAAAGACGGAATGCTCGCAACGTATGACAACTGGAGAGATATCACACAGTGGCCGGAAGTACCAGGAGCTGTGAAGCTTCGTGATCGCAGTATCAAAAAACAGGGAAATCCCTTAGAAAAGAAAGGAATCGTCGGTGCATTCTGCAAGACGTATACAGTGGAACAGGCAATGGATGCGTTCTTAGACGGTATCTATGAGCCATGCGATATGCATCCGGGTCGCTATACCTACACAGAGGGATCAACAGTTGGCGGGGCCGTGCTGTATGAGGACGGATTGTTCTTATACAGCCATCATGCCACAGATCCAGCAGGTGGAAGATTATGTAATGCGTTTGATCTGGTCCGGATCCATAAGTTCTGTGAACTTGATTATGAATCGAAGGAAGGAACGCCGATCACAAGGCTGCCATCCTTTTCTGCAATGTGTGAGTTTGCGATGGAACAGCCGAATGTCGCGAAAATCATTACAGCGGAACGTTATGAACGTGCACAGTCTGAATTTTCACAGGAGATCTCAAAAGAAAATCTTGACTGGATGGAAAAGCTAAGCTGCAGTTCAAAAACAGGAATGCCGAATAAGACGATCGACAACGTGCTGATCATTCTGGAGAATGATCCAAACTTAAAGGAGCGATTATATCACGATGAATTTGCAAGCAGGGCAACTGTCTGCAGGCCAATGCCGTGGGAGTTCCATCCAGAGTTCCCTTATAAGGATCGTGCATGGACCGATGAAGATGATGCAGGATTAAGGCATTACATGGAAAAGACCTATGGGATCACAGGAGAGAAAAGGATCCTAGACGGCATGGCGATTTATGCAAACCGACATAAAAGGCATAAGATTCGTGAATATCTTACAAGCCTTAACTGGGACGGGGTTAAGCGTTTAGATACACTTCTTATTGATTATTTCGGGGCAGAGGATTCTGAATATATACGTGCAGCAACAAGAAAGACATTGTGTGCTGCAGTTGCCAGAGCCATGCATCCAGGATGCAAATTTGACTACATGCTGATTTTGTCTGGGGCGCAGGGTGTTGGAAAGAGTACGTTCTTTTCAATGTTGGGCAAGGACTGGTATTCCGATTCGATGAGTACGTTTGAAGGGAAAGATGCGGCAGAGATGGTGCAGGGTTATTGGATTATTGAAGCTGGAGAATTAACTGGATTTAACAGATCAGAGATGAATGCGGTCAAACAGTTTTTAAGTAAAAAAGAAGACGTTTATCGTATGCCGTACGGACGCAGGACTGCAAATTTTCCACGAAACTGTATCATCGTAGGAACTACCAACGATAAAGAGTTCTTAAAGGACAGAACAGGGAACCGTAGATTTTGGCCGGTCGGACTCGGAAAACAGAAACCAAAGAAGAACATCTTTCAGGAACTGCCGGCGGAAGTTGATCAGGTATGGGCGGAAGCGGTGGCAAGATGGATGTTAGGAGAGCCGTTGTATATGTCCGGAGATGTTGCCAAAGTGGCACAGGAAAAACAGGAGACTTACAGAGAAGCATCGCCAAAAGAAGGCGTGATCAGAGAGTTTTTGGAGAAGAAGATCCCAACAGACTGGGCACAGAAGAGTGTTGCGCAGAGAAAGTCCTTTTTCAATAGCGAATTTCAAGTAAAAGATGAGAGCAACTTAGTAGAAAGGGACCGAATATGTGCGGCTGAGGTTTGGTGTGAGTGCTTCGGTGGAGATCTCAAACAAATGCGAAGGCGGGATACGATAGAGATCAATGGCATTCTAAATTGTATTGATGGGTGGCAACGCGTATCGTCTGTAAGGTTCGGCCCCTATGGAACACAGAGAGGATATACGCGTGTAAACAGAGTGTTGACAGATTAAAAGGTAAACATACAATATTTGGAAAGGTAAACAAGAGAAACATTCAGTAAACAGGGCATTGATTACAAGAAAATGGCTTAAATCCTATATCTAATGCCTATATAAACATTGTAAACATTAAATTATATATAAATAAAATATAAAGGGTAATGGTATAGTGATACCCCATGTACGCCTATACACGCGTATATATATAGGGGGACAATGTTACATTGATTACAAACAAAGGAGAATGATATGAGAGAAAGCAGTATAGAATCCAAGTTTAGGGATGAAGTAAAACAGGTCGGCGGTATGGCATATAAGTTTGTATCCCCGGGCAATGCCGGAGTACCAGACAGAGTTGTAATCTTACAGGGCGGAAAATCTGGATTCGTAGAATTGAAACGTCCAGGAGAAAAAACAACACCGCTTCAGAAAGTCCAGATCCGTAAGATCTTAGCAACAGGGTGTTATGCAACCGTTCTTGATAATAAAAAAGACATTGACCGAGTGATCTGGGAGATTGAAGCATGGAATCCCGGCAAGGCCCTGGACAAGATCACAGAGTTAGAACAGAGAGGCATGATATGAAATTTGTACCGCACAATTATCAGCGTTACTGCATTAACCGCATGATCACGGATCCGGTCTTAGGATTGTTTCTTGACATGGGACTTGGAAAGACAGTGATCACACTGACAGCAGTCAATGATCTGAGATTCAATCGGTTTGCAGTCCGGAAAGTTCTTGTCATCGCGCCGAAGAAGGTTGCAGAAGATACATGGACAAGAGAATCACAGAAATGGGATCACTTAAAGATGCTTCGGGTGATCCCAGTCCTTGGAAGTATCAAACAGCGGATCAGAGCGATCAACACACCCGGCGATATCTGGGTGTTATCAAGAGACAATGTCTCATGGTTGGTTGATTATTACAAAAATGACTGGCCGTTTGACATGGTGATCATTGATGAGTTGTCGAGCTTTAAGTCTAATAAGGCAAAACGATTCCGAAAATTAAAAAGTGTCAGGAGTCACATCCGTCGAATCGTAGGGCTTACAGGAACACCGACTCCGAACGGACTGGAAGACTTGTGGGCACAGATCTATCTTCTGGATGAAGGAGAACGGCTAGGAAAGACTTTAACCGGATACCGTGATAATTATTTCACACCAGGAGCAAGAAACGGAAATGTGATCTATGAGTACAACCCGAGGACATGGGCAGACGAAGAGATCAACAAACGAATCAAAGATATCTGTATCTCCATGAAAGCAGAAGATTATCTGGAATTACCAGAACGGATCGACAATGTCCGTCATATCAAACTTCCGGACAAAGCAAAGAAGCAGTATGAAGAACTGGAGAAGACGATGATCGCGGATATCGATGGAGAGACTATTGACGTTACAAGTGCAGCGGCTTTAAGTAATAAACTTTTGCAGCTTTGCAACGGGGCTGTCTATGATGTAGACGGCATATACCATGAGGTGCATGATGAGAAGATCGAAGCCTTAAAAGAGATCATCGATGCGAATGCAGGAAAAGGAATTTTAGTGTTTTATAACTTTAAGCATGATAAGGCACGGATCCAGAAGGCTTTGAAAAAGAGCAAGCTTCGGATCGGGGAGTTAAAGAATCCGGACAGCATCACAGCCTGGAACAATGGGCAGATGGATATCCTACTTGCACATCCGGCAAGTGCAGCATATGGATTAAACCTTCAGGCAGGTGGGCACATCATTGTCTGGTTTGGACTTAACTGGTCATTGGAGTTATATCAACAGGCAAATGCCAGACTGTACCGACAGGGACAAAAAGAGAATGTTGTGATCCATCATCTAGTCACTGCCGGCGGATATGATGAGAACGTCATGGATGCACTGGAAGCAAAAGAAGTTACACAGGATTCGTTTCTGGATGCCTTAAAGGCAAGGATCAAGAGTGTTAAGGAAAGTTAAGGAGTAAATTAATTATGACAAAGATCAGACAGAAGCTTGCGAAGGTCTATATTCATTCGCAGGATAATGGCAGTGACTTTGGGATCATCGATCATCTGGCTGAGGTCGGATACGATGTTGATTTCGAAGTTGTGGATAATGGAGTTGGCAATAAAGTGATCTCTTGTGAGATCTATGACACAGGGGGAGAGAAAGACAATGATTAAAAATAGCAGGACAGCAATGAATGCATACAAAAAGACCAGAGAGAAACACGGTGGGGCTCGTCCCTGCTGCGTGGTCTGCGGTGAAGTGATGGACCCAGAGGATGATGAGACAGAGTGGCCCAGAACAAAGAGAAAGACAGATTGTTTCGTACATAGACATTGCGTGAAACATTGGGGAGACATTTAGGGTGCTGATGCAACACAGGTGACAGGAGGTAAGACATGGATAAGAAAAAGCTAAGGCAGTATCGATCTCTGAAGAGGGAGCAGAAGATGCTGGAAGACAAAATGGAGAAACTGAATGAGAGAGCAGAAAGGATTCCGGCAGTCATTGGGAAAGTAAAAGGATCTATGGATACGTTTCCCTATATCGAAACGCACATGAGAATTATAATGGACGAGCCCAAGCAGGCAGATATGATCGATCGACAAATGAGGATTAATGAGCGGAGACGAGAACAGGTGGACAAACTTCTGACAGAGATTGAAGAGTTTATCAGTCAGATTCCTGATAGCAATACAAGACAGATTTTTGAACTCATTTATTTGAATGGCAATACACAACAGGAAGTCGGGGATCAGCTAGGCTATTCCAAAGGCAGAATTTCTCAAATAGTTAGTGAAAATCTAAAAGATTAAACAAATTAAACAAAAAAGTGTGTTATAGTTATACTTGAGGAAATTGGATAGAGTCCTTTTTACTCGCCCCGTATAATTTTTTTTTGAGCATCGTAGAAATACGGTGTTCTTTTTTTTGGCCAAGAGAATTTTATCGAAAATAGTAGTTTATTGGCTGGAAAAATGGTAAAATGTAAAAAATGATTATATGGGGGAAGATAAAACATGGAAAAAAGACAGATGTATATTGCAGATCTGAATGTAGTTTTTGGTAAAGAATCTGAGCCAATGATCAAACGGATTGATGACATAATGCTTCCAGCGATGACAAGTAGATTGTACAGACAGGTTGGAAAAGATAATAGAACCAGATTATTTTTTCATAACGTATGCATAAATGAAGTTGAAAAAGATGAGTATGTATTACAAGGGTTGCTTATCAAGGATACAGTTTTGTCAGTTCAATCGGTGTATGATAACGCTACAGGATTGCAGATGACAAATGAACGAATAAAATCGTCACCATATTCTTTGTTTATGATATATCTTAAAAATCATAGAATGGTCCTTGTGAAAAATCAAAGTGGAAGTCCAGATATTAGAAGTTTTTCTGCTACGATAAAGGATGTGGTAAAAGAATATATTAGAACACAAAATGACATTAAAAAAGCAGAGGGAAAAGGGAAAGAAGAATTTCTTCCATATCCGCATATAAATATTGCAGGTATAAAATCAGCACAGAGTGTCCGAACTGCATTAGCGGATGTTGAGAAGATAGATAAATTAATATTTAAATTTTTTCCACTGAATGATGAATGGGATTACGATTCAGTGTTTGGTGGTATTGAAGCACAAATTAGAAGAAGGATACAGAGTAACAAAGGAAGAATGGAATTTCCTTCTCCTCAATCCGTAGATGGTGTTGCTGATATTATCGAAGAAACTGAGGGCATGGTAAAAACTGAATTAAAAGTTCAGTACAAAGAGGACAGTGACAAGGCAATCGGAAAACAGAAAGGCACAATAAAAGATAATGAGTTATCCGAGGTACTACAGGTTGAGGTGACAGGTGAGTTGTCTGATGCTTACGAACAAATAAATGGTTATGGTCACGAGCTGAATCCATTACACATTCAAAGCGAAAATAATTTAATAAATTACGAGGAGTTTGTTAAGAAAAGAAAAAAGTAAGGTGAGTGCTTATGGATAGCATGATAAAAAATGTCGGGGAGATAGTCGAGGATGGAAAAAATAAAAATTTAATACGGGGTATAGTTGAGGAGATTAAGTTTTCTAAGAAAAACTTATGGCAATTTTTATTAGCAGGAATATTAGCGATTTTTGAAGCATTGTTTATTGGCGTGAATGAAAAGACTGTATCAATTTTCTGTGAAGTTGTTCAGGATATAAATAATATTTCTATTGCGTTTATTGCGATGATAATAGGGGCATATTCTATATTTCAGGCGTTGTTATCGAAATCTGTAATAATCCAACTATTAAAATCGAAGAATAATATTTTGAGAGAAAGCAACAAATCATTTTTAAACTTGTCAATTATATATACATTATCGATAGTGGTTGGCGCATTCATAGCTATAATTATGCGAGTAATACCAGAAGAATTTTTGATTATGAATAATACGGAATTAAGTAATGTAGTTGCAGTAATTGGTTTATTGATATATTTCGCGTATTACAATATTATTTTTTTAGAAGTAATTAAATTTGTGATTAATTTATTTAGAATGTTTTGCGTTTATAATGCAGTAAGCGGGATGGATGCGATCAATGAAGAAAGTGATAAAATGAAATAAAATATTGAATTAAGGCACCTTCGGGTGCTTTTTTCGTGCATAAATTTAAGGACCTCTAGCTCAGCAGGTCAGAGCAATCGGCTCATAACCGATCGGTCCAGGGTTCGAGTCCCTGGAGGTCCATTTTAGAGAAAGGAGTGAGCCTAGATGGCATTAACAGAAAAAAGAAAGCTATTTGCTGATGAATACCTGATAGATCTGAATGCATCTCGGGCTTACAGAGTTGCATATCCAAGAGTAAAAGATGGAGACGTAGCGGCTGCTGCCGCAAGTAGATTATTAAAGATTGAAGAGGTAAAAAAGTATGTAGCGGACCAAATGGAAGCGATCCATAATGAGAAAACAGCGGACGCCCAGGAAGTGATTGAATACCTAACTGCAGTAATGCGTGGGAAGAGTAATGCGGAGGAGATCGTTGTGGAAGGAATCGGAGATGGATGCAGTGAAGCCAGAACAATAGAAAAAGGTCCATCGGAGAAAGAACGCTTGAAAGCTGCGGAGCTTCTCGGTAAAAGATACGCACTCTTTACTGATAAAGTTGAAACAGATGTTGATATGAATCTAAACATTACAATCGACTATGGTGAGGATGATACTGGATGAACATAAAAGTACAGGCAAATCCTTGTTTTAAAGAAGTTGATCGTAGTAAAAAACGATACATCGTCATGAAGGGTTCTGCTGGATCTGGAAAGAGTATGGATACAGCACAGCACTATATCCTAAGGCTTATGAATGATTCTGGGCGAAACCTTTTATGTGTCCGAAAAGCAGATGTAACGAATAGAGATAGCACTTTTGCAGAATTGCAGGGTGCTATTTTTCGGATGTTTGGAGAACGGTATAAGCGATACTGGTATATCAATACATCTAATATGATCATAGAGTGCAAGAGTAATCACAATCAGATTATATTTAGAGGAGTGAATGATGAAAGACAGAGAGAAAAACTGAAATCAATCACATTCAAGCGAGGGAAACTTACCGATGTTTGGATAGAAGAAGCAACAGAGATCACACAGTCGGATTTTGAAATCATTGACGACCGATTGAGAGGAGAATTGCCAGAAGGACAGTTCTATCAGATTAGAATGACATTTAACCCTGTATCAGCACACCACTGGATCAAGAAAGTGTTCTTTGATCGTGCTGATCCTGATGTACTCACACACCAGTCAACTTACGAAAAGAACCGATTCATCGATGAAGCATATCACAGACGAATGCTAAGACGTAAAGAGGTAGACCCAGAAGGATACAGAGTTTATGGCCTTGGAGAGTGGGGAGAAGTTGCAGGTTTGATCCTTAAAAATTATGTCATAGAAGAATTTGATCGTACACCAGAACGCTTTGATTATATGGTAAATGCACAGGACTTTGGATTTAACCATGCAAACTGTATTGGGGAGGTTGGATTCAAAGATGGCGATCTGTACTTATGTCAGGAACTTTATGTCTACGAAATGGACACAGAAGAAATTATCAAAAAGGCAGCAGGGAGATTCAATAAGAAGCTTCGTATGTGGTGTGATTCTGCGGAACCAGATCGTATCAAGATGTGGAAGAAAGCAGGATACAGAGCAAAAGGAGTAAAAAAAGAGCCGAACAGTGTCAGTGCACAGATTGACTATTTGAAACAACATAGGATACATATCTATCCAACGTGTGTAAATACAATTAAAGAAATACAGCAATGGAAGTGGAAGAAGGATGAGAGAACCAATACTTATCTAGATGAGCCAGTTCCATTTTTTGATGATGCAATGGCCATGTTACGTTATTCAATCGAAGAAGAACGAAAACAGAAACCAAGACTAAACACAAAAGTGAAAGGAGGAATATGATGCGTAAAGAAATTTATAGGATATCGCCAGACGAAGAACTAACAGATGCGAAGTTGAGTCGGTTTATCGCAAGGCATGCTGCAGAAAGCATGTTTCGGTATAAACAATTACAAGATGCATACGAAACAGATTTCCCAATCTTTCACAAAAAACCGAAACCAGAGTGGAAACCCGATAATCGTATTGCTGTAAACTTTGCAAAATACATTGTAGACACAATGAACGGGTATTTCATTGGAAATCCAATCAAAATCATAGTAGATGGTGGAGAGGAAACGATTGAAAAATACATAGAATTCCTTGATCAGTATAATGATCAGGATGACAACAATGCAGAATTGTCTAAGATTTGCTCTATTTATGGAAAAGGGTACGAAATGTATTATAACGATGAAGATGGAAACGTCGGAATTATATATTTAGATCCAACAGAAGCGTTTATGATCTATGATGATTCGGTACTTAAACGTGAACGCTATTTTGTTCGGCTATATAGGGACGAGGATAATGTCTTGCATGGAAGTGTATCGGACCAAGAAAAAGTTCGATGGTTTACTATAAAAGGAAAGATTGTTTGGAATGAACAAGAACAATTACATTACTTTAATGGGGTTCCAGCTACGGAATATCGTGAAAATAAAGAGTGCCAAGGAATATTCGAACCGGTGATGTCCATAATCAATGCATTCAACAAAGCAATCAGTGAAAAAGCCAATGATGTAGATTATTTTGCAGATGCATATTTGAAAATTATAGGGACTTTGCTAGATGAGGATGAATTGAAACATATTAGATCAGACCGTGTGATCAACTTTGATGGAGATGGCGAAAGTGTAATCGTTGATTTCTTACAGAAACCAAACGGAGACACGACGCAGGAAAACTTACTTGATCGATTACAAAATCTGATATTTTTAATTGCCATGGTAGCCAATATTTCAGATGAAAATTTTGGAACAAGTTCGGGTATTGCAATGGCATATAAATTGCAGGGAATGAGTAACCTTAGAAAAACCAAAGAACGAAAGTTTACCTCTGGAATGAATCGAAGATATAAGCTGATCTTTAGCAATCCTGGAAATGCTATGAAAAAAGATGATTGGGTGAAGTTGCATTATAAATTCACACCAAATGTTCCAGCAAACCTATTAGAAGAAAGTCAGATCGCACAAAATCTTTCTGGCGTTGTGTCACAAGAAACACAGCTCGGAGTCTTAAGTGTTGTGGATAATCCGAAGACAGAGATTGAACGTATAGACAAAGAAGAGGAGAAGCCGAGAGATGTAGTAATGCAGCAGATGTTTGGAGACAAGACAGATGAGCAGTAAAAATTACTGGAGAGAGCGAGAAGAACGTCAGAGAAAATTGAATATCAAAAATGAAGCTGAGTATCAAAAGAAATTAGATGATATTTATGCGGATATGCTTGAAAATATAGAAAAGGAGATCAATGGATTCTATGTAAAATATGCGAAATCAGAAGGAATCACGATGGCAGAAGCTAAGAAACGAATTTCAGAGATTGATATTGAAGCCTATGCTAAGAAAGCAAAACGCTATGTAAAGAACAAAGATCTCTCAAAGAAAGCAAATGATGAAATGCGGTATTATAATGCAGCGATGAAGATCAATCGATTAGAGCTGTTGAAAGCTAATATTGGAATGCATTTAGTTGGTAGCTATGATGAACTCGAGAAGATTTTTGGAGACGCATTTACGCAGCGGACAGAGGAAGAAATGCGAAAACAAGCAGGTATTCTTGGAAAGACAATTCAGAACAATGGCGAAAAAGCAGAAGTGATCGTAAATGCGTCTTACAAAAATGCAACTTGGTCCGAACGTATCTGGGCTCATCAGTCAATGCTAAAATCAGAGATTGATAAACTTCTTCAAGAAGGATTGATCCAAGGAAAGCATCCCAGTGTACTGGCAAGACATTTAGAAAAACGATTTGGAGTCAGTGAAAGCAACGCAATGAGGCTGATGGTTACAGAACTTGCAAGAGTTCAGACAGAAGCCCAGAAACAGTCGTTTATACAGAATGGCTTTGAAGAGTATGAATACATAGCATGTGAGAAAGCGGATGCATGCAGTCAATGCAGATCATTGGATGGAAAGGTATTTAAAGTCGAGGATATGATGCCCGGAGAAAATGCCCCGCCAATGCATCCGTATTGTCATTGTAGTACAGCGGCTCATATGGATGATAATGATTATGAGAAATGGCTAGATACGTATTCGGAGCATGGACTTGATTTTGACACATGGAAACAATTAAATGTAACGGAAAGCGCAAATATTGAATGCTTACGTAAAGGAAGCAATCATGTTTTGTTAGACGAAATAAAATCGGATCACTATGGAAGAAAATTCAATAAAATAACAAAAAATAGTGCTGTTAATAACTCTGTGAGAAAGTATTCAAGAGCAATACTAACTCATAGAAATGGAACAGATGGCGAAGATTTATACATAATTAGTGCTAAGACTGGCAAAAGGTTATTTTCAAAGACAAAGGGAGCAAATGAGCTTGGAGTAGAATTATCTTTAGAAGAGATAAAGAAAATTAAACAATATGCAAATGTGGATGGAATTATAGGTATACATAATCATCCTACAAATATTCTACCAACAGGAAGTGATTTTGTGTCTGCAGGTGCAAGAGGTTATGAATTTGGTATTGTCGCTACGCACGACGGCAGAGTATTTTTATATAAAACAGGAAATAAGCCGTTTAGAAGTGCATATTTCAATCAAAACGTTGACAAATATGTATCTGCGCCATACAATTACGATATAGAGAAAGCTCAGATAAAAACATTATCTGAGTTTGGAAAGGAGTTCGGAATTGTATGGAGAGAATTGACATAGAAAAGAAGGATGTAATTATTCACAGAGATATGGCTCCTGAAGAAAGAGAAAAGGAACTTCAAAAATTAAAGGAAGAAAGCAATCAACTTAAAGAATGGGAAGAATAGGCACTACTGCTAATGATGATGGGTAGTGCTTATTTTATTTGCGAAAATCAGGGTTCAAGGTTTTAAGCAAAAAGAAAGTAGATGGAGTCTGGTATATTCTTTTACGAGAGGTGTAGCTATGGCGTATGAAGATATTTATAAAGGATTAACAGAAGAAGAAAAACAAAGAATGATCAAGGACGACATTCCAAAGTTTCGAGTTATAGGAGACGCTAATTTATCGGAAGAAGAGTTGGGACAAGCCGAACAAGATTTAGACAAAATAATTAAAAGACTTCGAAAGAGAGCTAAAAACAAAAATGATAGAAATAAAAATACGTGATCATGAAATCGCAGTAGTAGGTCATGCAAATTATGCAGAGTATGGCAGAGACATTATATGTGCATCGGTGTCGATGTTATTGCAGAACCTAGTAAAGTCGATTCATGATCTAACCGACGACAAAATAGAATACGATTTAAAAGCTGGACAGGCTTTTATCAAATACAGGAATTTATCAGAGAAATCGAAAACTTTGATAGATTCCTTTTTTATTGGTATTTGCAGCATTGCAGATGCTTATCCGAATTATGTTCGGATTGTGTAACTATTATGACCGAAAAGTCGTTAAACTAAGTTTTTGTTAGCAATGATCTGGAAGAGACGGATCAGGGCGAAAGGAGCAAACATGGAGAAACGCAAGTTATTTTTACAACTGTTCACAGAAGGAGATGACGGTGGGACCGGAGACGGGAATGGCGATGGATCCGGAGCAGAAGGTGGAAATAATGAACCAATGTCGTTTGATGACTTCTTAGCGCAAGAAGGAAATCAGGCAGAATTTGACCGCAGAGTAAACAAAGCAATCAAAACAGCAGTGACCAACTCAGAGGAAAAATGGAAGGCACTGACTGACGATAAGCTGACTGAAGCAGAAAAGCTTGCTAAAATGACCAAAGAAGAAAAAGCGGAATATCGTGCGAAGAAAGCAGAAAAAGAACTGGAAGAACTGAAAAAGATGAATGCCAGAACAGAACTTGCGAAAACAGCACGAAAGATGTTAGCGGACGAAGACATCAATATTCCAGATGAGCTTCTTGGTAATCTGGTAGCAGACGATGCAGACGGAACTAAGACAGCAGTTGAATCATTTGCAAAAATGTACAAAGAAGCTGTGCAGGCAGCAGTTAAAGAAGCGATCAAAGGAAAACCACCAAAAGCAGGAACAGGCGGTGGAAACACGATCACAAAAGAACAGATTATGGATATTAAAGATCCGATTGAACGTCAGAAGATGATCCGAGAAAATATCAATCTGTTCCAGTAAAGAAAGGAGAAGAAATGGGAAAATATAAATTAGACCTGCAGTTATTTGCAGCACCAGATGGAATGACTGGACAGGGAAACTTAGAAGTAAAGGCAAGGGAAATTGACTTTGTAACATCTTTCGGAAAGAATATTCAGGCATTATTAGATGTACTTGGTATCGCAAGGATGATCAGAAAAGAGAATGGAAGTGCCTTAAAAACAAAAGAAGTAGCAGGAGAACTGAAATCAGGAGATATTGGAGAGGGAGAAGAAATCCCATATTCTCAGTACAAAGTAACAGAAAAGGTATTCGATACGATTAAGATTGAAAAGTATCGAAAAGGCGTATCCTTGGAAGCAATTGCAGAAAAAGGATATGATGTTGCTGTCAATGATACAGACGAAGAATTTAAATCAGATCTTCAAAATAAGGTTAGTGATAAATTCTACAAGCAGTTAAAAGCTGGATCATTAACAGGATCAGAAACGACATGGCAGATGGCGATTGCAATGTCTATCGGAAAAGTTAAGGACAAATTCAAGAAGATGAAAAGAACCGCAACGGGTGTGGCTGTATGGGTTAATACACTTGATGTGTACAAATACCTAGGTGCAGCAGATATTACACTGCAGACAGCATTTGGATTTGAGTACATGAAGAATTTCTTAGGTGCTGATGTAGTATTTATCAGCTCTGAGATTCCAGAAGGTGTTGTAATTGCAACTCCATTAAACAACATCGTAGCTTATTACGTCGATCCAGGAGACAGTGAATTTGTAAAAGCTGGATTATCTTACACAACAGATCCAACAACAGGATTTATTGGATTTCACGCACAGGGAACATACGAAAGAGCGATTTCAGATATGTTCGCAATCATGGGCTTACGCCTTTTCTGCGAATATCTAGATGCAATCGCCTATACAAGTGTTGGAAGCCGAGATACACAGACTCTTGGAGAGTTACATCTTACAGCAGTAGAAGGTACAAATGCTGGTGATACAGCGATCACAATGGATGAACAGCTCATGTCTATGAAAAATGCATTTAAATATAAAATAAATGCATCTGCGGCAACAACAGTAACTTACGGCATGGATGTAAAGAACTGGTCTAAATGGGATGGAGTATCAGAAATCACAGCAGCAAAAGGCAGTCATGTGACAATTGTTGAGTGTGATCGTAACTATAAAGCAGTAAGATCAGGGGATGTAGTGTCCGCTGCGAAAGAATAGTGAGGTGCTGATATGGCTTATGAGGTAGTAAAAGCATTTCATGATCTACAGGATTATAAAGATATTAAAGGCGGCAAAGTGTATCATCACTATGACGTTGGGGATACATATCCAAGACAGGGATTAGATCCAGTGCCAAATAAAACTAGAATCGAGGAACTTCTTAGCAGCGGAAACGCTCAGGGAGTTCCTTTAATCGCGGAAGTAAAGGAGAAAGCGAATGCTGGAAAAGCTTAAGATAATGCTTTGTTTTGAGGATTCCACACAGGACGAAAAACTGATGCTGATCTTAGATTCTGTAGAATCGAGGCTTCGATTGCTTCTTGGCGGCGCAGATCCACCAGATGAGATGGAACACATCATTATCGAAGTAGCGATCATTCGTTTTAATCGCATTGGATCCGAAGGACTGGCAAGTCATAATGTTGAAGGAGAAACACAGTCATATGCGTCCGCAAATGATTTTGCTCCGTTTATGGATGAGATTCGGGCATATTTAGAAACGCAAAAAGATGCAAAACGAGGAAAGTTGAGGTTTCTATGAGATATGATACGACGGTTTATTTCCAGAAACTGACGCAAGGAGAGTATGATCCGGAAACAGGAGATTATAAAGAAGATTCTATACGTGAAGATGCTAAGCAGGCAACAGTCATGGATACATCAACGCAAATGATGCAGCTTATCTATGGAACAATCAAACAGGGAAGTTTGACGGTTCAGCTACAGAATCATTATGATCATCCGTTTAATCAGGTTAGAATTGGAAACAAAATCTATAAAGTTGATCACTCAAGGAAACTTAGGACCAAGCAAACATTTATTGTATCGGAGGTGCAGTGATGAGTGGTATCAAGGTAAATGGGTTAGATCAGTTAAATGCAAAGCTCAGAAAAAACATGGATCTTAACGTAGTAAAGACAGTAGTCAAAAAGAACGGGGCTGATCTGCAGAAAAAAGCACAGAGATATACTCCTGTAGATACTGGGGCATTAAAGAGAAGCATTGGCCTTAATATCAAAGATGGCGGTTTAACTGCGGTTGTAGCGCCGACAACAGAATATGCAGAATATGTTGAATATGGAACACGTTTTATGGAATCGCAACCGTATGTGCGCCCGGCGCTAGGTGAGCAGAAGCAGATTTTTAAAAAGGATTTAGAAAAGGTAATGAAATAATATGGATCCACAGCAGGAACTATTTACTGCGCTGCTGTTAAAATTAAAAGAAAAATATGAGGATACGGGAATTGGTGTGTATGATACATTCTTACCGCCAGATGGAACCCCGTATCCTTTTATTTATCTTGCTGACAGCACACAGGATGATCAGGCAAATAAAACAACAGTCTTTGGTGCAGTTAGTCAGGTAATCCATGTCTGGCATAACAATCCAAGACAGAGAGGAACACTATCGAAGATATTGCTAGAAATCAAAGATATCTGCTACAAGATCGGAGAAACAAAGAATTTTGGTTGGGGTCTTGTAAGAGTGAATCAAAGAGTCCTCTCAGACGCAACAACAAAAGAACCCCTAATGCATGGGGTTTTAGAATTAGAATTTACATTTAATTAGGAGGTAGCAATGTTAGATTTACAGCTTTTTGGAAATGAAGCGGTACAAGGTAAAAAGATTGTTTATCTGTACCGAATTTTATCAGAAGCACCAACACAGAGTGGTACAGCATTGGCATTCACAACAGAGAATGGCCGTACTAAGTCGAAAGATGCTGATTCTACTGCGACAAAGGATGGTTCTATCAGAACACCTGGTGCTGCAGAAGTGGAAATCACAGCGACATCGATTTTGAAGAAAGGCGATGAGCTAATTAATAAATTAGAGAAGGCACTGGATGACGACGCGTTGATCGAAATCTGGGAAGCAAATTTAGCAGAGCCAGCGGAAGCAGGAAATAACAAGTTCAAAGGAACGTATTTTCAGGGATATTTAACAGAGATTGAATACACAGCTAATGCAGATGAGTTTGTAGAAGTTTCCTTAACGTTTGGTATTAACGGAACAGGTGCAGACGGAGACGTAACTGTAACAACACAGCAGCAGGAACAGGCATATGCATTCGTAGACACACCAAAAACAGGAGCTTAGGAGGATATAACATGTACGAATTACAGATTAATCAGTCAACTTACGAGTTTAATTTTGGCATGGGATTTATGAGAGCGCTAAATAAAACTCTCTCTGTTCCAGTAGAAGACATTAAAGGGAAAACAAAAGAGATTGGAATGCGATATAAGATTGCAGAAGTGATCGAGGGAGATATTGAAGCATTAGAGGATGTTCTTTTGATTGCTAATAAAGGATTTTCACCTAGATTGGAAAAGAAAGAATTAGATAAGTTTATTGAAGATGAAACAACAGATCTTGATGAACTGTTTAAGTCAGTATTGGGTTTCTTAGAGAGTGCAAATGTTACCAAGAAAACGACACAGGAGATTCAAGATGCGATCAAGGAACAGAAACAGAAGAAATAAAAGATTTCGAAGAACAGTACCGGGAGATAGCAATTGACTGCTTCCGGTATTTTGGTTTTACATCATTTGATCAGGTGGATCAGCTGACGATCGCGCAATATGAGATCATGGCTGAAGCGGCAAGATTAAAAGAAGTAGATAAAGACTATCGAAACCATCTGCAGGCATTTCTTAATTTTGCTGTACGAGCAAAAAAGAAAGCAGGAAAAAACAAACAAAGGCCTGTCTATCCGACATTTAAAAAGTTCTATGACTATGAAAATGCGATTGAACAAGCAAAGCAGAAGAATAAACCAGACAGATTTGAAAAGATGAAGAGATTGTTGAGAAGGAGGGAGAGCTGATGGCAGAAACATATAGTGTTGAAGCAATATTGACGGCAAGAGATGCTGGTTTTGAAGCCGGAATGAAAGCAGCTCAAAAATCGACACAATCCTTAGGTGCTGTTTTAAAAAAAGGAATCGGCTTCGGGGCAATGATGGCGATTGGAAATAAAGCCGTATCTGTAGTTACCTCTGGACTTTCTGAAATTGTTAGCGGTTTAAATGAATCAAGTGCTGCATGGAAAACGTTTGAAGGCAATATGGAAATGAATAATCATTCACGAAAAGAGATTGTCAGCACTAAAAAAGAGCTTCAAAAGTTTGCAGAACAAACAATCTACAGTTCCTCTGATATGGCATCTACTTATGCACAGTTAGATGCAGTTGGTACAAAAAGCACAACAAAACTTGTAAAGGGTTTTGGCGGATTAGCAGCAGCTGCAGAAAATCCACAACAAGCAATGAAAACTTTATCCCAGCAAGCAACTCAGATGGCAGCAAAGCCTAAGGTACAATGGCAGGATTTCAAATTGATGGTCGAACAGACACCTGCAGGTATTGCAGCAGTTGCAAAAACAATGGGAAAATCTACGCAGCAGTTAATTAAAGATGTTCAAGATGGAAAAATAAAAACAGAAGATTTCTTTGATGCTGTGGCAAAAACTGGAACAAACAAACAGTTTACCAAATTGGCAACAGAATATAAGACTGTAGGACAGGCAATGGATGGCTTGACTGAAACAGCATCTAATAAGTTACAGCCAGCGTTTGATAAAGTATCCAGCATTGCGATTAAAGGAGTTAGCAACATCACAAACCTTCTCGATAAAGTAGATGGTGATAAAATAGCAACAAAGATAGGAGGATTCGCATCAAAAGCAGGGAAATACTGGGATGTTTTTAAAACAGATGCAAAAGAAGTGGGACAAGCATTCGGTTCTGCAGTAAGTGCTATTGGAAAAAGTACGGGAAAGCTAAACGGCTCTTTTGGATCCGACAAATCTGTGTCTGGTTTTAAAAGTGTAGTTGATAGCATCTCAGGGGGATTAAAAGCTCTAGCTGGTTTTGCGGAAAAACATTCTGGAGCGATTGCAAGTCTTATAACAACGTTGCCAAAGATATTAATTGGGTTTAAAGCATTTAAAATTGTAAAAACTCTTGCACCTGGGATAGGAAGCTTTACGAAATCAATTTTATCGTTAGCTGGAAAAGGAATTACAGGACTTGCAGCAAAGCTTTTTGGGGTAGCAGCAGGCGAGGTGGCCACAGGAAATTCGGCTAAAGTAAGCAATAAGTCAGTTTTAACGATGGCAAAAAGTACAATGATGTTAGGCGTAGGAGTTTTAATGGTTGCAACTGGATTTGGGATTATGGCACAAGCAAGTATTGCACTAGCTAATTCCGGCGGATTGGCAATAGGGATAATGCTTGGGATGACTGGTGCATTGGCTGCACTTGTAATTGGCGGAATGGCTGCAATGAAGATATTTTCTCAAACACCAGCAAGAGCACAAGCTGGAGCAGTAGCTTTACTCGCTTTAGGAGCAGGAATATTAATGGTTGCAGCAGGCCTAGCAATCATGTCAGCAGCAAGTATCGCACTTGCTAATGCAGGAACACCAGCGATTGCTTGCATGGCAGGAATGGTTGTAGCAGTTGGAGCATTAATGGCAATCGCAGGAGCGGTTGGACCAGCGATGACAGCAGGGGCAGTTGGATTTATAGCTTTTGGAGCAGCAATTGTCCTTGTTGGAGCAGGAGCATTATTAGCAGCTGCATCGCTATCAGTTGTTGCAGGAGTATTGCCAACAGTTGTTCAATACGGAACATCAGGAGCGGTAGCAATCGCTGCACTTGGAGTAAGTATGGTTGTCTTTGGGGCTGGATCATTGGTAGCAGGAGCTGGTTGCGTTGTACTTGGAGCCGGTCTTTTAGCAGTAGGAGTAGGAGCTACGACAGCAGGAGCCGGGCTTTTAATACTTGGAACATCGCTTACAGTAACAAGTACGGGATTTACTGCATTTGGAAATGTTATCAAAACTGTCATTGGCGCAATCAGCGGAGGGCTTCGAAGTGTACTTGATGGAATTTCGGGCGTGATCAAGTCTGTTGGAGAATCTGCGAAGAATGCAGGAACTGGATTTAAGAGTGTAGCCGAAGGAATCAAGATGATTTCCGGATTATCGATAGGATCTATTGCAAAAAGCCTTGGGGCAGTAGCAATCGGGATTGGAAAAATCTCTCGTAAAGGCTCCGACATACAACAGACTGCAAACGGCATGAAGACTCTATCAGCAGCATCAACATCTGTAAATTCAAGCTTTGGATCCATGGGAGTGAAAGCAACATCAGCGCTATCTGGAATCAAAAAATCAATGTCTAGTACGGCCAATGCTGCAAAATCATCCGGAAAGAAGATGGGAAGCGGATTCACCTCTTCCATGCAAAGTGGATTAAGCAAAGGACCAGCCATTGCCTCAAAAGCTGTATCTAGCACAAATTCAAGATTACGTTCAGGACGATCTGGAGCATATAGTGCAGGTGCTTATATCAGTCAAGGTTTTGCGCAGGGAATGAGGTCATGCCTTGGACAGATCGAAGCTGCAGCATCCAGAATGGTATCAGCAGCAGAAAAGGCAATTAGGGCAAAAGCTCAGATTCATTCACCATCAAAACTTACAAAGAAAGACGGTCGATACATTGCAGCAGGTCTTGCAATTGGGATCAGAAGCGGAATAAACAATGTGAAATCTGCAGGTAAGACTTTGGCAAAAACAGCTATTGATACAATGAGGAAAGCTACAAAGACACGAAAATACGAAGATGCTGCAAGCAGTGCAGTCGATAAATATAAATCGTCTATGAATAGTAAAGTATCCAGTGTTACAAAATCATTGAACAAGACAATAGACACTGGCATCAAAAAAGCAAAAAAACAGAATCCAAAACTTAAAAAGGCCTATACGAAGGTTGGAAAGATTCTAAAATCTGACATGAGCAAAACTATAAAGAACCAAGGACAAAAAGCAATCAATGCGGCAGATAAGGCGTTAACAGCTCTTGGGAAGAAATATCAAGAGAAATACGATGCGATTGTCGCAGATCGGGATAGCTATAAGAGTAAATTGGTTGATTATGGAGATCTTTTTAGCTCAGATAGTTATGGGTTTATTTCTATTGTGGATTTTAAAGCACAGAAAAAGCAGGTCGAACAGCTTGCAAAAAATATGGAGAGACTTAAAAAGGTGCTTCCGTATGATCTCATGAAAGATATCCAGAATCTTGATACTGCACAGGGTCTGAAATATACAACAGAACTGTTAAAGAAAAGTGATGCGTGGTTAACACAATACGGAAAAGATTATACAGCTTTTATGAATACAGCTAATTCTAGTGCAGAAGCATATTATAAGCCTTATATTGATCAGATTGATAAAGATTATAATAGCGCAGTTACGAGCGAATTGAATAAGCTGAAAACAAAAATGAATACAATTGCAAAAGAAGCAACTGCAGGTTTTGTGAAGGGGCTAACATCTAAATCTAACAAGAAAGCCTTAAATAAGGCGGCAAAAGATTTGGCTAATATCCTCACAAGGGCAGTGAAAGGAAAACTAAAAATCCACTCACCATCACGTGTCATGAAAGCCCTAGGTGTTTTTGTTGTAAAAGGATTTGTCAAGGGAATTTCTTCTATGGGTAATACACTGGATAAAACGATGAACAATATTATAACAATTCCAAACTTTGATAATCTTGCGATTGCAGGAGATGTTGGCGGTAGTCTTAGTAGTGATTATGACTACTATGCACAAGCAGAGTATACGATTGTTGTTCCAGTTGATCTCGATGGCAAAGAGGTTGCAAGAGTAACAGCTCCATACACAGAAGCAGAGCTAAGCAAACGGCAGACAAGACAGAACAGAAAATTAGGAAGATTGTAACAGGAGGCGCATATGCAATACAAATTTATAGATATCTATGATTCACAAGATGAGATTGCATTGCCTTCTGAAGCAATGAATTTCAATGGAAAATTTCTTGAAAATGAGATTCTGGGGTATAGGACACTATATGTTAGTGGAAGGGAATCTCTTGCTCCTGAATTAGAATTTTTTGACCGAACCAGAAGACACGGTAAAGAGGTTAAGAGAAGACGATTCACAGAAAGAGTGATTACGGTAGGATATCAGCTGATGAGTCCTACCGCTTTTGATTTCCGTCTGGCCTATAATAAGATGGCTCAGATTTTAAATGTGGATTCTGCAAGGATTGTATTTGCAGATGAACCAGATAAATATTTCACTGGAACACTTACTTCGATTGGAGATGTAGATCCTGGAAGATTATGTATTACTGGAGAATTAGAATTTACATGTGCTGACCCATTCAAATATTCGATAAAGGAAAAAGCATATAGTTTATCTAAAAAAACAGAGATCTATTATGAAGGGACACAAGAGTGTTTCCCCAAAATACAATGGAAAATGAAAAGTAATGCTGGATATGTTGCAGCATATAAAAATGATGCGCAAACAATCATACAGATCGGAAACGTATCAGAACAACAAGGGTCTGGAAATACATTTCAAACTGGAGATATTATTACGGCACAATGTGAAGACGCAAAAATTTTTGTGAATAATAGGGAATCAGAAACACTTGGAGCACTAGGGAATACATGGGAGAGTTTTTATTTATCCCCTGGAGAGAATACGATCGGAGTATTGACGTCAGATTGGAGCGGGATTCCAGAAGCCCAATTATTAGTGAGGGAGGTGTGGTTATGATATTGTATTTTGCAGATCGTGAATTAAATATTATAGGGAAAACCTCAACTAAGCTGCCGAAAGGAAGTGTTATATCAAATGATAAAAAAATAGAAGATATTGAAACAATGGCAACATCTTTTGAATGCGATGTATCATATACGGCATCGGACCAGAGGAATATTGAGATTTGCACAACACCAGGGAACTATATTTTGCGGAAGACAGAAAATGATGAGGATATAATGTTCCAGATCATAGATTCTGAGAAAGATGACGACTCTATGACTTGGCATATCTATTGCGAAGATGTTGGAATGGAATTATTAAATGAAGTTGCATTAAAAACAGAAGAAGCCAAGTCCTGGACAGCAACGCAAGCAATATCAAATACAATTATAGGAAGTGGATATGAGATAGGAATCAATCGGAGTGATAGTACCCAGAAACTTTGTGAATTTTCAGAGCAGACAAGATCAGAAAGGTTAAAAGACATTGCTGATTTATTTGCTATCGAAATTGATTATCGCTTCGATTTGAGCAGCGATGAAAAAACGGTATCTCACAAATACATTGATATATACAAAAAAAGAGGTGAAAGCAAGGGTGTAATACTGAGAAAATATATCGATTTTGACAAAATAACTGTTTCAAAATCAATACAGAATTTGGCAACATCGTTATACGCATATGGTGCTGCAGATACGTCCGGAGTAGCAATAACGTTAGAAGGGTATGCATATGATGATGGCGATTTTGTCATTGTACAACAAGAATTTGATGATAGAAACGGGGACGGAATACCAGATAAAGGATACTGTTTACAATCCAGAAACGCTCTTGAAAAATGGGGAAGGTGTATCGATGGGACAAAAAGGCATATAACGAAAATATACAATCTCGATACAGTTGATCAGAAGACATTGTTCGAAGGAACGTTGAAAGAATTAAAAGCAATTTGCGATATCGCAACAAATTATGAATGTGATATATCAAATACGACCAAAAGCATATCACTTGGAGACACGATTAATATGGTGGATGAAAGTGCTGCATTATTTTTATCATCAAGAGTTTTAAAGATAGAAACCTCTGTAGTAGACAAAACAAAGAAATTGACTCTGGGTAAGTACTTAATCAAGAGTAATGGAATTTCAGACCAGACGAGACAAAATATCACACAGATTATTACGACGGTTATTGGAAGCAGGGTTCAAGAGATGTCTGCGGATGACGTCAGAAGTATATGCGTGTAATGTAAAGGAGAAATATGATATGGCATTAATGGGAGAAGAAGCTTTAAAAGAAGTCTGGAATATGATAAAAGGAAAAATCTCAGAAGAAAAGCAAATGTATAAATGGGTTTTTACAGATAAGAACTGTACAATGTCAATATTTCGCCAAATGAACATTTGTAATATCAGGGTGACCGCTAAAAATGACCTATCAGGCTTCGAGCTAAAATTGCCGGAAGGTTTTTATCCGGATAACGAAATTAGCGATGAAAATGGAATATCAATCGCAATAAATGGAGCTACAAGTGTAAATATATCTTCTGGGAAGACAACTTCATTATCCTATAGCACGTCAAATTTTCTGCCAGATGAAAGCTATAAAATGTAGGGAGAACTGAAATATGATAACGATTGATAATGATTTAAGGACAATAAATATACCTTCTGACACTAGATTGCTTGGAGTGGTAGGTGATAAGGATGTAAATACATTAGAATTTGAAATGCCACGGAGATATAAAGGGTTAGATCTGTCTGAGTATGAAATACAGATAAGATATAAAAATATTGAACGAGGAAGATTAAGATATATGGAAGGTGAATATGATCCACCTAATATTGTTTTCAACGATGAAAAAATTAATTTTTATTGGGTAATCGGTAACGATGCCTGCAGCTATCGTGGAATAACAGAGTTTTCAATATTTTTGGAAAAAGATAACCGTAAATTCAATACCAGATGGGCAGCACTTCCCGTTTTTGAAAAACAATTTCCAGAAGTAGGACACACAGTGAAGGATAGCGAATTGGTAGAAATTGATGTAGATGAGATGAAATTTAGTGTTGAAGATGAAATACTTATAATGTCTCGAAAATAGGAGGTTAAAAATGAAGAAAACAGTAAAAGGATTTGTAGATTCAGAAGGAAATGAATATCAGTATAAAGATGAAATTGCCCGTTCACAAAATCAAAATTTAGAAGAAGAGATTAACAGTAATAAAACTTACATGGACAAAGTTAAAACTGAATTAAAAAATGATAATAAAACATTGAATGGAAGAATTGATACTATACTAACAGGTACTGTAAATACAACAAAACTAGTAACAGTACATTCGGCAACTATTAGAAACAACAGCGCCAGCGACCTTACATTTAAAATTAGCAGTAAAGACAATGAAACACTGAAAAGCATAAAGGATAAATCACCCACAGTTATAAATGCTAATGTTATTGCTAAAGCATTAGATGGAGTAGCAATAAATGGTAAAGGTATCCCATCAAGTTATAATGTAGAGTCAACAAACGATGAATATGTTATAACTGTGTACTCGGGATCAAGTAGTGTCGTTGGGCAGTATGTTTTTATGGCAGTTGTAACAATAGCATATGAAGACATTGCGACAGATATAAGTTCAGCCGAATTAAAAGATGTAAGAGCAGGTGCTGATGGTACTGTATATAAGAGTGCGGGAGAAGCAGTTAGACAGCAGATTGGTTCACTAAAGGAATCTTTAGATAATCAAAGTACGTCAGTAAGCAAAATTGAAAATTCACTTTTTAAAGAGTCTGATTATGAAGAAATTGAACCTATTGAAACATTAAATGGCAAGGCATATGAAAGTGATGGAAAGTTGCACGTCGGTACAGGATATTATTCTGCTAAATACAGCACACAAGACGTTAAAAAAATAAAAATTAGAAATTGGGTGGGTGGAAATATTCCATTATTGGTTTTTTTCTTGAATGACACATATTTATCTTGCTATGAACCAGAAACTGGTTGGACTGGTAGTTATTTAGAAATTGATATTCCAAGAAATGCTAATGTCTTATACGCACAAGGAACAGACAATGGTATATACACAAAGGTCACATTTAAAACAATTGATACGTCTTATAATATAAGAAAGGAGATTGAAAAAATAGAGGAATCATTGAATAAAGATGACTCTATAACTTACGAAACAGAAATATTACATGACAGATTAACAAGATTAGAAAAAGAAAATGATTTTACATACAAAAAATTTGATAAATCTTATGTTGTGCTGACAATTGACGATGGCAACAAATATTGGGGGAAAGTATATGATGTGTGTCATTCTTTAGGTGTACCGCTATGTGTTGCAACAATTCCTGAAAATCTAAACATTTCTTATGACAATAGAACAATTAAAGACATTTGTAATCTTGTTGTTGCAGATGGTGGAGAAGTATTGTCACATTCTTACGAAATATTAACAAAAGATAGTATAGAGGAAGATTATATCAAAGTATTTAAAACAAATAAGAAAACATTAGTTGAAAATGGATTTAATGTTAGAGGTATTATATTAGGCGGTGGTGCTGATTATATAACAAACACAGAAAAGCAAGATAATTATTCGAGAAAATATTTTGATTATTCTGATCTGCACGGACTAGATACAAGTGTGCAATACCATAAACCGAGATTATGGTATCACGATTACACAACAATCGAAAATGTTAAAAAGTGGGTTGATACTACCATTAGTAAAAAAGAATTTACTGTTTTAGCAATGCATGGTAGTGATGATACAAAAGATTTGGAACAAGTTGATAATTTAAAACAAATCTTAGAGTATATTATTTCTAAAGGATCAGATAAGATTGAAATTACAACATGGGAAAAAGTATATGATACGTTTGGATCTACAGTACTTGAAGAAAGAATTAAAGCACTTGAAGAAAAAGTAAGTAACTGAAGAAAGATAAAAGCCTCTATGTAAGCATACATAGAGGCACTTGTGAAATATTAAGGAATATATATATATCCTTATTGCAAGATTAACATATTTCAGAATTAAAAACAACAAAAAAGGACGTTCAAAAAAAACGTCCTTTTGAAGAAAATCGATGTATAAGTATAGGGGTTTTATACATCAAGTATGAAAAAAACTTCCTTAAGATTATAGCAATTTTTTACAATAAAGTCAAGGAAGGAGATAAATAAATATGAGAATTAGAGCAAGACCTTATCAGGTCTTATTTTTATGCAAAAAATTAAAAACAGAAAGGAGAAAAACATGAAAAAAGGAATTATCGTAGCAATTACAGTAGCGATCTGTGCAGTACTGGCAGCAACATATGCGTTCGCAGCACCAGGGAAAGCAGAGAAGAAGGATGTTAAAAAAGAAGTTACAACAACAGAAAAGCAGAAAGAAACAACTACAGCAGAAAAGCCTAAAACAGAAACCAAAGAATCAGAAGAACCTAATATAGAAGAAACAGGAATTTCAACGGAAAAAGAAAGTGATATCGAAAATGCAGAAGAGGTTTCGGACGATCAGGAAGAATCAGATGATTCAGAAGAAGAGATTGATGATGAAGAAATGGATCATTGTAATCACGAATGGGTTCAAACTGGTTATGCTGCTGATCCAGATTTTCAAACAGGTTATGCGATCGAGCAGGAGTGTAAAAAGTGTCATCTATGTAAAGGTATTGAAATTTCCCAAGAAGAATTTGAAGAAGCCACGAAAGAAGACCAAGAGTCTTATGCTGATGAAGGCTGTGAATATGAGGATAGTGAAGATGCAGAGGTAGTTGAATAAAAGAAAGGAAAGTGAGGGCATGAAGAAAATGACAAACAATGTAATTAATACATACAATGTAGTGACCGGGTCAATTGTTGCAGTATTGAGTTATATCTTAGGAGAACACTGGATTTTATTTGTTGCATTTCTCGCATTAAACATTGCAGATTGGCTGACAGGATGGATGAAGGCAAGCATGGCAGGTAAAGAAAATTCTGGAGCAGGTTGGAAAGGTGTTTTAAAAAAATTGGGCTATTGGATTATGATCATGGTTGCATTTGGAGCATCTGCGGTATTTGTAGAAATTGGAAAGGTAATTGGAGTAGATCTTGGAGTTACGACATTGCTTGGATGGTTTGTATTGGCATCGTTACTGATCAATGAAATTAGATCTATTGTAGAGAATTTTGTAGAAGCAGGATTCAATGTACCAGCAGTCCTGGTAAAAGGATTAGAAGTAGCAGACAAAGTAGTAAACAAAGATCAGGAGGAAGAATAATAATGGCGACATATAATATTCATGGCGGTCACAATCCAAGTGGTAAAATTGCGTGTGGAGCATCGGATCTCCTGGATGAATCAAAGGAAGATAGAAAGATTGCAAAAGCAATTATTAAATATCTTAAAAAAGCAGGTGCAACAACATATAATTGTACAGTTAACAACGGAACAAGTCAGAACAATGTGCTTAAAAAGATTTGTGCAAAATGTAACAAACATTCTGTAAACCTTGACGTTTCTGTTCATCTTAATAGTGGACGGAATGATCACAAAGGAGACAAGAAACTGGGCGGTTTTGAAGTATGGGCTACATCATACAGCGGAGTAAAAAAAGAAGTAGCTCAACGAGCTGTTGCTAACATGAAGGAGTTAGGATTTACATCCCATGGTGATCCATACAAAAAGACTTCTGGTCTGTATTACCTGAACCACACGAAAGCCAAAGCATTGTTGTTTGAGATTTGTTTCGTAGACGATAAGGACGACTACTTATTATACAAAACAACTGGCGCAGATAAAATTGGTAAGTGTTTAGCAGAGGCTATTGTAGGTCACAGCATTAAGACTAGTACTACAGCCAAGATTGCTTCTGTATTCAAATCTGGTGTTTCAGTTAAAATCACAGGTAACGCTACATATGGTGGTGCTGCAAAAGGAAAACTGATTCCAAGCGCTTACTTAAACAAGAAATATACAGTTACTAAAGTTCAGACAAATAACAATCAGCAGGAAGCTCTTATTAAACAACTGAACAGCTGGGTTCCAACAAAGTATCTTACTATTGTGAAATAAAAGCGATTGCCGATGGCACCATCACAGGGTAAAGAAAAATAATATTTCTATGTTACTAATTTGTTACTAAATATAGCATTTTAGAGGTAGTTTAGAAGTATTAAAACATTCAACAAATGGCTTAAATACGATGTTTTGGGCATTTGTTATTTGAAAATATTTATGGTATAATAAGAATATCATAAAAATTCATTGCAGACCGCATGATGTATGT